CCGTCCTTGACGATTCTCTGCGTAACACTCGCAACAAGAACACTATGGAAGACCAGCAGTTTGACATGCACACTCTGGCTATTCCACATTACGCAATCGAAAACACAATCGGTCGTACCCAACTTGCAGGTGTACGTGGATTCGGTGCTGAAACTGAGAAAGCTGTCAACATGGCTGTTGCAGAAGAGCTTGTACGTCAAGCTGAACGTCACGACAATCACGAAGAATACCTGAAAGCACTCATGCTGTTCAAAGGTCAGATTGACACCAACTTCTACGGCACTATTGACATGGCTGCTGAGTTCAACGTCACCCGTCCAACCAACACCATTGCTGCTGCTGATGACCTAGCTGCTAAGCTTCGTGCCATTGTTAAGCAGTCTAAGGACGCTCTGAAAACTGGTGGACGTGTACGTGGATTCATGCTGTTTGCTGGTGCTGACCTGTTCGACCTGATTGCTGGTCATGCTGATGCTAAAGCTGCCTTCGCTGGTGCTGGTTATGGTAATAACCCACTGCTGAATGAGCTAGGTGAAGCTGGTGCTGGTTACTCCATGTTCCGTCTGGGCAACGTAGACGTTGTTCTGTATGATGACAGCTTCACCAAGGCTGACGGTACTTCCGTTGACATGCTGGCTGCTAACGGTGGTCTGCTTGTACCACGTACTGAACTGGGTAGTGCCTTCTTTGGCCCTGTCTCTAAGCTGTCTGGTATTGGTAGCATGGGTGCTAAGCGTTTCGCTTCTAGCTACCGTGACCCCAAAGACCGCTTCATCGAAGTTGAGTCTGAGCAGAACACCCTTGTTGTTAACCAACAGTATGGTGCCACTGTAGAAATCACTGCTGCTTAATCTTAGTGGCTCAATAGGGAGGTGGGGAGTTTTCCTCCCTCCCTTTTTTATTTGTAACTATTGGAGGTTATATGTCACTTGTACCATTCCCTTACAACAACTCACACTTAGCAGAGGTGCCCATTTATGGCCCTATTTCTAAGAAGCAAGAACTCTACTTGAATGACACCAAGAATGACATAATTCTTTGGGGAGGAGCTGCTGGTGGAGGTAAGAGCTTCATTAGCTTGTTGGACATAGCAGTGTATGCTGTAGGTGAGAGTGAGTTTCGTGCTGGTATTGTTCGTAAGACGAAGGAACAGCTACGTGGTGCTGGTAGTCTTTATGACGAAGCATGTAATATGTATGCCAACTTCGATGCTAAGAACAGGCAGAACCAAATGGAGTTTGAATTTCCTGTTGGTAGTGTTGTCCGTATGTCCTATTCAGACAAACCATCTGACAAGTATAACTTCCAAGGGTGGCAGGTGACACGTTTCCTAGTGGACGAGGCAGCACAACTTAACGAAGAGAACGTAACATACCTCCTGTCACGACTACGTTCAAAGTCTAAGGCTGCACACCAGCTAAAGATGGCAGCAAACCCTGACTATGATTCATTCCTACGTGTATGGCTTGAGAAGGGTGGCTACTTACTTGAGGATGGTACGCCTAATCCCGAAATGGACGGTAAGACTACCTATTTGCTTGAGCTGGGTGGTGAAACATACATCACCAAAACTAAAGAAGAGCTTGTTGAGATGTTTGATGAGGACATAGCACAGGATGCCCTCAAGTTTGTATTCTATTCAGCCAACATCTACGACAACCCATACTTGGTCAAATACCAACCTCAGTATGTTCGTAAGCTAAAGAACATGAGTGAGGTGGAACGTAAGCGACTGTTGGAAGGGAGTTGGACAGCTAAGGAAGAGGCTGCTGGCTACTTCAAACGTGAATGGTGCAAGGTGGTGGACTTAGCTGATGTGCCTATGGCTACAAGACGTGTAAGAGCATGGGACAAAGCTGCTACATTACCAAGTAGTGCCTACCCTGACCCTGACTGGACTGTAGGAATCAAAGGTACGCTTGATTCAGAAGGTAACTTGTATGTTATTGACATGCAAAGGTTCCGTGACAGACCTGCTGTAGTGCAAGAACGTATTGAAGAAGCTGCTATGAAGGATGGTAAGGGGTGTATTGTTGGTATTCCCCAAGACGTAGGGGGTGCTGCTGTCGAAGCTGCTATGTATTCATCACGACTACTCAGACAAAAAGGCTGCACTGTAAAACTGAACAAAGCAAACAAGAGCAAAGAGATTCGTTTCCAACCTGTTGCAATCCTAGCGCAGAATAGGCAAGTGTATGTTGTCAAAGGGGATTGGAATGAAGCATTCTTTAAGGAATTAGAAGCATTTGGTAGTGGACGTGGGCACGATGACATTGTGGATGCCCTAAGCGACCTCTACCGTATGCTAATCAACAAGACAATAAACATACCCACTATTCTTGTTAATCCAACCAAGGACATTAACGGTAATAGTCTACTATAGGGGAGTGAATATGAGTGGAAACATGAGAGGTAGGATTAACTCTGTCCAACCGTTGTTAACTGTAAGACTGAAATCCCATACACCTGACCCTTTTAGTTTTGAGAGTGAATGGGAATGGGCAGACGGTAATGTTCAAGGTAAGAGCAGTGAGAGTGTTATTAACACAGTGGCTCAGAGCACAATCATAGACCTTGAAGAATACGTTGACCTATACACAAGCAAGAATCTACTTGCTGATTATGACGACTTTGACTACGCGAACACACCAAGGCTTGTCTACATCCCATCTGCCGACACATTGAGTGTGGACAGGACTAAACAAGGGTGGTCTGAGGTAGTGGATGATTTCTATTCTGGCTGGTTCTTCACTGTTGATGTGCGTAACACCTTTACACAATACAAAGGTGGTGGTTACAACAAGGTGTCATTGGCAGCCTTGAGTGGTAAAGCTGGTCTATATGAGATTGGCTATGCCCGTGGCTTCTTATATTGGTATTACAACAATGTAGGAAACCCTCTTGTAGAACACCCTCAACCAAGTGCTATAACAGAGCTTGAAATAGCAGCGAACAACCTTCAATACACAACAAAGACATTAGTAATCCCAACAGGAGAATAACACATGAGTGCATTTTCAGATTACGCTCAACGTATTGACGTAGCGACAACCCAATTAGAGGCTGATGTAGCGTCTGTCAGCGCCTTTTCTGGTGACCTGACCACGGCTGTAACAAGAGCTGAAACGGCTGCTTCCGCAGCTGAATCAGAGCTTACAGCCATACTCGAAGCTAAACCCCTATTCAAAGGTGAATATGGTAGTGTTCAAGAATACACAACACGTATTGTCATCAACACACAAGCACAAGTGGAGAGCTTCTTTGGTACACTGTTCAAAGCTAAAGCTGGATGCACAGGGATTAGCCTTGATGTTATTCCTCAGACAGACCTTGACGCATTCCATTGTTATGTTCGTAATGTGAGTGGTGTAGCAATCTCTGTAACGTCATCTGTTGGTGTTGTAGACACACCTGTTATTACTAATGGTAGCTTTGTACGTGTTACACTGAATGCTGCTAAGAATGGCTGGGAAGTGGTGAGCTACACAACAGAAGGGTCAGTGAGTGGTGGAGGTGGTGGTGATTTTGATTGGACTACCATTCCCGAAGCTACACAACAACTGAAAGGTTTGATGTCTGCTGAAGACAAGACTAAGCTAGATGGTGTGAGCACAAGTGTAGCCACTACTACAGAAGATGGCCTTATGTCATCTGTGGACAAGGTTAAGCTGGATGGTATAGAAGCACAAGCACAGAAGAATGTTAATGCTGACTTCAATGCAACTGTAGGCGATGCTCTGATTCTCAACAAACCCACTGTAGCTTATGAGGGTGACCAGTCATTCAATCCTGTTACAGAACAGTATGTATATGATGACAACACAGCAAGAGATGGGTATTTCACATACCAAGAGAAGCGTCAGCTAATTGACCTAGGTTCACGCACTCTTGTAGATGAAGCCCCTGCTGATGGTCAGCAATATGCTCGTCAGAATGGAGGTTGGTCTGTAGTAGCTGGTGGTGGCGGTGGTGCGTCCTTCCCAACGTATGAAGACATCATCACACGTGGAAAGGGGCCTTATTGGAGTCCTGTAACAGAAGTCACTGAATATGCACGTCATGTTCTAATCCAGAATGACACACACTGGGAGAGTATTAAGACTCCAGCAGGGTTGCTTAAGGCTGTATATGGTACAAGCAACATTGAGGAGATTCCTTATGAGCTTGGGCCTGTCCCTGTTGTGTTCCGTAACACATATAGTGGGTCAGCTACAGACAAGCCACAATTAGCTCCGTTTGCATTAAGCAGTTACAGCTTCTGTCTTGTTGAAGTGAGGCCACATGCTTCATTCAAGCCAGAGCAGGGACGTCCTGTTAACCTTGCAGGGGGCAATGTGTGGTGTAAGGTGACATTCATCTCTAACAACAGCTCTGACATTCGTAACAATGACCCTGTTGCAGCTAATGCTCCTGCATTCACCCGTACCATTCAACCAAGAGAATATGTCAACAACACGTATTCTGGTGTGATTAGTGGAACAACTCCTGAGACAGCTGTTGTGCAATGGCCTTTTGCTTGGTCTGAAATGGTGTATACCACTGTAACAGGTGCCCCAACCTAATATAACATGGACAGAAGCCTACAGAGGGCTTATAACACAAGGAGAACATAAGTGGACATAATCACCATGTTAACACCCTTTCTGTTAATCCCTGTCAGCTATATTTGGCATACAGTGAATAAGAATAGGGACAAGGTGGCTATATTGGAGGCTAAGGTGTTGCAGCTACAGACTAATCAAACAAACAGCGAGCGTACTATGGAAAGGTTTATAGTGAATCTTGAAAAGAGTATTGAGGGACAGCAACAGGTGACAAAGGAAATACATACACTGGTGAGTACACTGGACAAACGTATGGCTGTATTTGAGACACTAATACACAAGGACTAGACTATTCATTCTGAGGCTATTGAGGCTAGAATGTACTTGCATAGGATGTATTTGTATACAAATTTGCCTATATTTGTTTGGGTGCTTAACACGCCACCACCCCCCTTATACCATTTCGCTATAAATACCGCCAGAATAGTCATAAGCAAATAGTACCATTCAATGGCAATGGTTACCATGGCAATGGTGGCAAGGAATGTATACTGGCAAGGAATAAGCATGCTATATATTATGGCAATATATTCTAGGCTATATATTGCATTAAATAGAATGCCATGCTATGGAATATAATCACTGCCATACTATATACGTATTTCCTACTATAATATGACGTATAAGTAAACATATACTTAATTATATATTGACTACTATAACCAATTAAACTACTATGTTTACAGCTAAGGAATAAAGAGAATAATTTATAACGGTCTCGTCAAAACATATAACCAAACGGTATTGAATAGCCTATTGACGCTATACTTGCCATGGTTTATGATTATGGTATACGTCCGGTAGGCACCCTACGTAGGTTCCCGCTCGTTTATTCCCGCTTATACCATCTCGTTATAATATATGACATTTTAATATGATTTCCTTTCTGGATTTCATAGTGAAATCATGTTAGCGATTTATTATAACCAAATGTTATATGCTTATACATTCTATTATACGTTAGTATAACCTACAACTAAGATGTTTAGAGAATACATAGTGAAAGGAAATTAGAGGCTGAGAAAATCTGGGAAAATGAACTTTTGATTTCTCAGGAAAACTTTGACCTCACGAAAAATTTTAGACATAACATTACACAATGTTCTTTAGTCAGATTGCCTTAACACTCTTAGTCACAATATGTCACAAGCATATACAGACAAGATGTTTAGACAGGAACACTAGAGAGCATTGTATAGCGAATATGTCAGAGAGAGATTGTTATGTGAGTATTTAGATGAGAATTGTTTTCATTTAGAATATAAGAATGTTTGAAGGATTACACCAACCACACATTCCAACACAACATCTTCACCAAACATACACTAAGCCAATCAGCTACAAGCCTTGTATTCTCTGGCCTACAGCTATTTCAGCACTATTCGCAAAGCACATACAGACAAGATGTTCACACAAGAATGTCCAACAACATATTCATACACGCAATTACACATAACCAAGAGGCACACAATGAAGACAATCTTGTTCAAAATTCTCACTGACACAGTGTTGCGTAACCTCATTCTAAGCCTAATGAAAGAGGGTGCTAAACGTACCTCCACTCCTTATGACGACTTAGCAGTGGATGTAGTTGAGAAGGTATTGTCTGGTGATGTTATTGACGTAATCACCAAAGAGAATAAGAAATAATACAAGCTAGGTGGGATGTAATCCCCATCCCTCCGGCATTGAATCCAAGCAAGACATTTAATCACAAGGGTAGGGGGGATGTTTAGACAAGACCCCCGTATTGAAACTAAGCAAGACATTGAAACTACAAGACATTGAATCTATAAGAGGGTAAACATGGTACAGCACACACGAGTACATGGTAAGGAATTGGTACGCAGACGGTTCTACTTGTCAGAGATGATTTGGGACTATATAGAAGGGTTGTCACAAGAATATGATTGTAGTCCTTCCATAGTGATTGAGAGCATCCTGTATGACAACATGAAGAAACAGCTAATCAAGCCACACAAGCTAACAGAGAGACAACAGGTGAGCCTACAGCGAACACACACGTATGATGATTGCTAATGCCATCCCCGCACAAAACTGGGTATAAGTGCGGAAAACTATGGCTACAACCCGCATGACACGGGGCCTTAGCAAATTACTATTATATATAAGAAACTTGAGGGGGCATCTTAACAAGACCTACTGGCTAAGACAGGGGAAGGGGTGTTATATACACACATTCCCCTTTCCTTGTCACCCCTGCTAAGAATCTGCTAAGAACACCTTTCCCGCACTTTTAGGCCAATATGTGCGGAAAACTAGGGGGCAAAGCCACTAACCACGGGGCCTTAGTAAATTACTATTATATATAAGAAACTTGACGGGGCATCTTGCTAAGACACACCGGCTAAGATTCCTTGACAATAGGGGAGGGGTGTTATATACACACACTCCTCCCATTCTGTCTGCACTTCCTGCTAAGAGTGCTTACAGAACATTAGCCGCACCTTTTCGCACATAAGTGCGGGAAACTATGGCTGAAAGCCCCGTAACATGGGTGCTTAGCAAATTACTATAGTATATAAGAAACCAAAGAGGGTCAGAATCCTATGAACACTTATGAAAATACAAGCAATGTTGTTACACAATTCAACCAAGATGCTGACAGAGCACCCACTAGCTACCTAGTCAATCAAGTGTGGAATGAGAAGGAAGGTTGCTACGATGATGTAGTGGTTAGCCTTGTACGTTACCAAACGTCTTACAAGGATGATGTTAGCAAGTGGAACATTAACAACAATGAATACTCTTTCCATTACTATGTTCCTTCTGGTGATGATGTGATTGAAGTTGATGGCTACCATGTTGACAAGAGTACGGGGGAAGTTTTAGGTGAGGTGTCCCCTAAGAAACCTAAACGTAAGACAACACTTGTCACTCCTTTCCGTGATTTCTCTTGCTACGATGACCTAAGAGAATGGGCTTTACAGAATGGTTATAAAGCTACAGCTACACTCCATTCAAATGTAAGTGCTTGGGAAGATGTTATTGACACACTTCCTTTGCTGATGCTGATTCGTGATGTTGACTATGTGAATGTTGGCTTCTATGAACGTAAGCACTTGTGTGATGTGTTTGGTTGTGATGACAAGAGTCTTAACCGAAAGCTGAAACAGTATGAGAAAGTTGGTGTGTTCAAGTATGCTACTAAAGGACTGTTTAAGAAGGGCATTGTTCGTATTGTGTTTCATCCTGTTGTAGCCTTCCGTGGTAATCAACGTATACAAGAGGTGATGGTACGTAATTGGTATAAGCCTAATCCATCCGACCAGCTTGTTCCTAACAATGAATGGTTTGAGAAGGTTGATGCTATTCCTCAGAGTGAGGTTGATGCCTACTTGAATCGTGCTGACATGGAGATGGCTACAGAAATCTTTGAGAGTCATTTAGCTGAGAACGAAGTGCTTGGTAATGAAGGTGAGTCAATCAACAAGTGTGTGATTAAATACTTTGGTGATGAGTGTGACAACAAGACACGTATTCTCACCTGCACTGATGTAGATTTCAAACTGTTCGTAAATGGCAAGCTACCTGTTGAATCACTCAAGCGTGTATAAGGAGAACAACATGAGCAATGCTAACCAAGAGCTACTACTGATTAGCCTGTCTCTAGCTGTATTACGGTTGGAGATGGCACAGGCTAAATTAGCAAACATTCTTAACGACTAACACATATTCTAAAGAGGGTCAGAATCCTATGAATAGCTTTAACAACAAATGGAAACTAGCAGAACAGTCCTTCGCCACCTACTTCAATGGTGAT